CTGCCTTCTGATGAGCCACAGGATGTCTATGAGATAGTAACACAGGCTGTTATTAAGAGAGTAGAGGCTGATCCAGAGAGTATCATTCAAGCTGGAGATATAAACCGGGCTCTCATTAAAAGACCAGTGATGACTACTCCTTATGGAGCAACTCTATATGGCATGAGAGACCAGCTACATGAGGAATACAAGAAGCAACTGGATAAGGGGGTAGAGTTTCCTACCATCAAGAAGGATGAGGATCTATGGAAATACTGTAAGTATCAGGCTCACCATATTTATAATGCTATTGGGGAGACTGTAGTTTCTGCTAGAGAAGGAATGAGGTGGCTCCAGGATGCTGCTAAAATCATGAGTAAAACAGATAAGCCTATCTACTGGACTCTACCTACAGGTTTTATCGTAAAGCAGAAGTATATGAAGCCTGTGGTTAAAGAGGTCAAGACAATATTAAATGGTAAACTGGCTTCTCTGTTTTCAGCTCATCACATGGCTGATAAAATGGATAAGGTGAGACAGGCAAACGGAATAGCTCCAAATTTTGTTCATAGCTTGGATGCCTGTCACCTCATGAAAACAGTTTTGGCATCTTATATGGACATACAGAGCTTTGCTGTGGTTCACGATTCGTTTGGAACCCATGCCTGTGATATGGAAACCTTGAGTGAGAACTTGAGAAAGACTTTCATTGAACTCTACTCTGAGGATGTCTTAGCTAAGTTTGCACAAGAACAATCTGAGAAACTTCCAGATTTACCTAAATATGGAACCTTAAATATAGAGGATGTAGCCAATGCCGAATTCTTTTTTAGCTAATACTGATGTAAAAAAGGTATCAGAGGGAATGATTAAGTTAGTAAGTAGTATTGAGGGCTTTACAAAGGCTGAGAAGTGTGCTATAATAGCATCTGTATTTAGTTGTTTATTTCGACATAAACTTTCTCATGAAAGGAGTTTGACTGATGTAATGTATATTGTTAATAATATGAGAACAGACTGTAAGATTAAAAAGCTTCCTGAGTTTGGTGCAGCAGAAAATTTTATTAAAGGAGAAATTTAAAATGGCAGATAAAATCCCAATGAATATTTCACCAGTAGGGGTAGCATCCTATCCTCATCTCAACAAACCAGACACTCGTTTTGATGATGATGGTATCTATCAGGTGAACATGCTTTACACTAAGAAGGAAGTAAAACCTATTCAAGAGATTGTAGAGCCACTGATGGACGGTGGGTTCCATAATCCCATTAAACCAGAGGTAGATGAGGATGATAAGCCCACAGGAAGGTATAATGTACGTTTTAAGATGAAGGCTATCATGAAGATTAAAGGAAAGCGTATAACACAAAGGCCAATTCTAACTGATACTGCTGGAAACCGTGTTATTAGTAACATTGGTGGGGGTAGCAAGCTGAGAATTGCTTATCAGGCTGTGCCGTTTGATCAAGGTAAGGGTGGAGTTACACTTAGAATGAAGGCTGTACGAGTAGTTGAGCTTGTAGAATATACTCCTGGAGTTCAGTGGGGAGTAGAGGATGAAGGTTTTGAGGAAGAAAAATCTAGTGATAGTGCAGGTGATGAGTTTGAGATTGTTCTTAATAATAACAACTCAGATGAAGACGAGGACTTCTGATTATGGCTTCTTATGACGATTGGAGAGCATTAGATACAGAAGACTTGGTGTCTAGAGTTAGGGAACTACCTGATGAGACTCTAGCAAGACTTGTAGAGTATGTCCAGATTCTCTGTGATTCAGGTAGCTTTCCTAAGGAGACGTTTTTTGAGGTTTCTCAAACGGCTAAACTAGTTTATAATCTATTACACCCACAGAAAAATGATAATACCACCAATTAATCATAAACAAAGGATCAGGGGTATACGAGAGGGATACAGAAGTGGCTTAGAAGAGTCTATAGCCAGCCAGCTAAGTCGGCAAGTTGGTGTATCTTGGACTTATGAATCAGAAAGAATCCAGTATATCCCTGATCCTAGACATTATTTGCCGGACTTCATAGTACAAGGTAACAATAAAACGATTTATATTGAAACTAAGGGGAGATTTCTAGGGAAGGATAGAGCTAAACATGCTCTTATTAAGAAGCAGCATCCTGAGATTGATCTCCGATTTGTTTTTACTAATCCCAAACAAAAACTATATAAAGGATCTAAAACTACATACGGTGATTGGTGTGAGAAACACGGATTTTTATACTCAAAAAGGAGCATACCAGATATATGGATACAGGAGCTCAAAGAGTAGTTCATGAATCGTGTCCTAAATGTGGTTCAAAAGATAATTTAGGGAGATATCCAGATGGGCATGCGTATTGTTTTGGTAGCGAGTGTGATTATATGGAGCATAATAATAGCGACAGTAAGCCTGTGGGGAAAGTACTCTCCACGAGTAATGGATTTCCTAAGGCAGGAAACTATGAGCCCCTTAATAAAAGAGGAATCTCCCAAGAAACCTGTAGATTTTTCGGTTACAAGGTAGGGAAGCTCTCAGGTAGTAAGGTTCATATTGCTCCTTATTACAATGATGAGGGTGAGCTCATAGCTCAACAGCTAAGGACTAAGAATAAAGACTTCCCTATACTAGGAGAAGCTAGGGATTTAGGGTTGTGGGGAAAACAGTGTTGGACCTCTGGAAAATATATTGTTATTACTGAAGGGCAGATAGATGCTATGTCTGTGGCTGAGGTTAATAACTGTAAGTATCCAGTGGTGTCAATCCCTAATGGTGTAGGATCTGCTTGTAAAGCTGTAAGCAAGGATTTAGAGTGGATCTTGGAGAACTTCCAAGAAGTTGTACTGATGTTTGACTCTGATCCTCAAGGTAAAAGCACAGCTCGTAAAGTAGCAGAGCTATTTCCACCAGGACGGTGTAAAATTGCATCTCTTCCACTGAAGGATGCTAATGAAATGCTTAAAGAAGATAGAGGAAGTGAGGTTGTTAATGCTATCTTCAGAGCTAGTACATATCGTCCAGACGGTATTATTGCAGGAGAGGATACTTGGGAGCTTGTGAACATTCCAATGCAAGCTGCTGATATGGAGTATCCTTGGCAGGGACTTAATAACTTAACATTAGGAGCTAGAAAAGGTGAACTCGTTACATTCTGTGCAGGAACTGGCGTGGGTAAATCGACTGCTGTTAAAGAAATTGCATCTTACTTCCTCAGCAAAGGAGAGACAATCGGCTATATTGCTCTTGAGGAATCTGTACGACAGGCATCCATCGACTTTATGTCTATCGAAGCCAATAAAATGCTCCACCTCCAAAATGATTTAGATGAAAAATATTTAAGGGATATATGGGAAAAGACTTTAAACACAGGAAGGATATATCTTTATGATCATTGGGGAAGCTTGGATGGAGAAGTTCTCGCAAATAGAATTCGCTACTTGGTTAGGAATTGCTCAGTTGGTTGGATCGTTATTGATCATATATCTATTATGGTTAGTGGTATTGAAGGTGGTGATGAAAGGCGATTGATCGATAATTTAATGACTAAGCTTAGATCTTTAGCTGAGGAACTGAACATAGGTATGCTTATAGTTTCTCATCTAAAAAAACCTAGTGATGGAAGAGGACATGAGGATGGAAGAAAAATTACACTTAATGACGTTAGAGGGAGTGGAAGCATATCTCAGCTTAGCGATTTCGTTATTGGACTCGAAAGAAACCAACAGGAAGACGGTGAAACAACTGTTAGAATTCTTAAGGCAAGGTATAAGGGAAGCTCTACAGGTATTGCGACCAAGCTGTACTACGACAGAGAAACAGGAAGACTCAGAGAGTGTGGAACCTTTGATGCTATCAAAACTAAATCAGAGAGTTTCTAAACTTGAAGACTTGCTAATTGGAGATGGTAAATGAAAATTCTGTTTGACATAGAAACAGATGGGTTATTGTTTGATGCTACTAAGGTCCACTGTATTGGACTGACTGTAGCTGATGCAAGGGCTTCTCAGGTTTATGCTAATGAGCCTGAATACGACTGCTTAGATGATGCCCTAGAAATAATGTCTAATGCAGAATCTTTAACTGGACATAATATTATCGGGTTTGACCTACCAGTTTTAAAGAAGGTGCTAGGGTGGGAACCAAGACCATCCACACTCATTGAGGATACACTAGTCATGTCTCGTTTGGTGTGTCCTAATCTAATAGAGCTGGACTCTAAAAAACCAATCATTGTTCCTAGAAAAATGTGGGGTTCACATAGTTTAAAAGCGTGGGGCTATCGGTTGGGAGCATTGAAGGGAGACTTTAACAATGGAGATACTGACTGGAGTACTTTTACTGATGACATGGCAGATTATTGTTCTAATGATGTTTCTTTAGGAGCCTTGTTACATACTCATCTATGCAGTTTTGAGTATGCTGGAGAAGCTGTAGGGTTAGAGCATGAGTTTGCTACAATTATTCAACGACAGGTAGAGCAAGGGTTTAGGTTTAATGTTTCTAAAGGACAAGATTTATATGTTACGCTACTAAAGCAGAAAGAACTAATAGCTCAGGGACTAAAGGACCGGTTTGGTTCTTGGTATAAAGACATGGGAGAGTTTACTCCTAAAAAATCTAATGTTAAACGTGGGTATACTGCTGGTTGTTCTTTGAATCGTATTGAGAAGATAGATTTTAACCCTAATAGTAGAGATCATATCAGCTACAAGCTCACTAAGGATTATGGATGGACTCCTCGTGAGTGGACTCCAAGTGGTAAACCTAAAATTGATGAAAGGATCTTAAGAAAACTACCCTATCCAGGTTGTGATGAGTTGTTCAAACACTTC